TCATTGAAGTCAAAATTATTTTTAATAAATTGTTCTAATGATGGATATTTCATTTCCATCATAATTGAAGTATCTACTTTGATTTTATTGCTATGTTGCTCATCCTTTTGAATTTTAATATCATCAAGGTTAATCGTCACAGTCACATTTGTTTCGCCATCATCAGGACAAACAACATTAACTTCTAGTTCTTCACCAACAGACTTTCCACGAATGTTGAGAAACAAATACTCAATATCGAATGTTGGTAGAGATTCAACTTTAACATTTTTAGTTACAATGCAATTCTTAATGACAGACTTAATTGCATTTGTAATCTGCTTTGTGTCTTCGCTTTCTAACGCGATCACAAGAAGTTTTTCTTCTTTAACTAGAAAAGGTCTATATTGAATTGTCTCTCCAGTCGAAGGCAACTCAAGTTCATAAGTTGGTGTAGCAATCTTTGGTAAAGGCATAATATCCTATAAAATTCAGTGTGATTATTTATTACTCAAGTCCTTGGCGTCTTCTTGTAGGATTGATCGGAGGAAGAATGTTATCTCCATATGGACCATCAACAGTTTCTCCTCTTAAGATTGCTGCCTGTCTATATGCTTCCTCATTTGTACCAAACGCTGGTCCAAACTTCTGTGGAATTTCTGGATTACCTGGAGAGTTAGGATTAGTATTTGTGTTTGATTGCCCAGAGGCTGGATCATTTTCTTTAGTACTCTCTGGTGTATTAATTAGATATCTTGTATAAGTAAATGACACTGTACATTTAAGTAACTGAGAACTTTCATAACTCACAGGAATTGAATTAATACTAATTGGAAACGCTTCCAAGAATCTATATCTTAAATATCTACCTTGATAATCTCTTTCAAATTTATCTAGATAAACTGTTGTTCTATATCCAGCTCCTTCTTTTATTCCATTACCTTTTGGATAGTTTGCTCTATAAAAATAATTTGGAGAATCAAGTTTTTTTGCCATTTGTTCATCCATAATATATTGAATCCAAACTTCGAAGAAAGTTAAAATGCTATAATCATGATCAACATAAAAAGTAAAATCAATTCTATCATCATATAGTCTTCTGTATGCGTGTCTTTGTGTCACTCCACTGTAATCATTGTTAATTTCTAGAGTTGCTAATGATGATCCAGGTAAAGATGCTTCACTGCAAAGTAAAGAGAAAAGTTCAGCATCATAATCCTTAGATGCAATACCAGCAGCAACTTTTGCTTTCAAAAAATTTCTAACATCAGTTGGTGGATTAAAATAAACCTGAAAGTTAGATGTTAATGCAGGTCTGAGTAAAGATGCTTTTATTTTTGATAGTTTTTTAGGTGCTGGTGCTGGCGCTGCCATTTATAAATACTTTTTGACCTTAATATATTATGTAGCATAGTTAATGGCAGAAAGTATCAAGAGCATTTATAAACCATCAAATCCTCAAAAGTATCAAGGCGATCCAAATAATATTATTTGTAGAAGTAGTTGGGAAAGAAAGTTTTGTAGGTGGTGCGATTTAAATGAAAGTATAGTCTCTTGGGCGTCTGAAGAATTCAGCATACCATATGTGTCTCCTGTTGACAACCGAATTCATAGATACTATCCAGACTATCTTATTAAAGTCAAAGAAAAAGACGGAAGAGTAAAGACATATGTGGTTGAAGTTAAACCAAAAAAACAAACTGTTCCTCCGCAGAAAAAGTCAAGAGTGACTAAATCATACCTACATGAATGCAAAACTTATGCAGTTAATCAAGCAAAGTGGAAAGCAGCAGATGAATTTTGCAAAGACAATCGCATTGAGTTTCGTATTATCACCGAAGAAGAGTTAGGTATCCGCTAATGGCAGAAGGTTTTGGTCAGTATGTAGGAACAGGAACTGCAAGAACCAAAGAACTTCAAAAGAGAATTGTGGATAATGACATCACAGATCCAGAAGATATCATGATGTTAATTATGGAAATCTTCAAAGAAGAAGTATTATATCCAGAACCAGGAAAATTTTATACGTTTCTTTATAAACCAAAGACTCCAGACATTGAATATGATCAACATCCACTGATTGCTTGCACTGCATTAGAACGTTGGGGATTCAAAGGAATGAATTTTCACTGGAGACAAGGAAGACAATACACTTGGGAAGAAGTGATTGGTAAATTGCACGTTGTTAAATACAATGAACTTGATGAGTTGGTTGCTTTGCAGTATGGAAAGTTCCGTCTAAATAAATAAAAACTCCTTATAAATGTCTCATACTCTACAAAAAATTGAGATTCTCAATCCTCTTTTAGTTGAGGAGGAGTTCTGATGGCATACGGAACTAGAGATGGCACAAGATTTCGTGGAAAACCTGGTAGTAATTTAGAAAATGTTGATTATTATGTTCTCGTAGAAGATGCTACAGCAGGACAAGATGCTGGTCAAATTACAATTAAAAGAATTAATGTCGTAGGAAATGTTACTCAAAATGCAGATAATGATATTACTGTTGGAACGATTCCAAGAGGAGGAAAATTTGAATACAATCCAGGTCAAACAACAACACCAGAACTTGAATATTTTTCAAAAGACCAAACTATTAAAGATGTAAGGAATCAAGCAATAGTAACAGTACAAAGATCTCTTCAAAAACCAGAAGATAAAGGTGGAGCAGGACTTAACGCAAACGCAGCAGGATATAATGCTAGAACTTTAGTGCAAGGTTCTCAACAAGGACCAACACCAAACGGACAAACTTTAGATCAACAGCAACAACAACAAGCTGGAGCAGTGAAACCTGGTGATGTTGAGAAATTTGATATATCAAAGAGTTTATCTGAAGATCCAAATACAAGAAAAAATTTCCCTAAAAATTTAAGGTATCCAGAAGATTTATCCAATCAACAAGATTGTTTAAAAATTGATATGGTAAAGTTTCAACCAAGAGAATTTTCTCCAGGAGGTCTTACATTTGGTAAAAGAAAAGAAGAAAATTTAACTTCAATAGGAAGTGTAATTTTAGCAATTCCTGGAGGAATATCAGATAACAATAAAGTCAATTGGGGAAGTCAAGATATGAATGCTGCTCAAGCAGCTGCTGCTGGAGTTGCATTAAAGGCAATAACTGAGGGTGGAGATGCTCTTGAATTAATGGGTAAAGAGTTAAAAGATCTTATTACAGATAAAAGAGTTTCTGGAGACGTAACCACAGGATTTGCCGCATTATTTGCAGGTCAAGCAGCAGGAGTGCAAGGTCTACTTGCAAGAACTCAAGGAGCAGTATTGAATCCAAATACGGAACTTTTATTTCAAGGTCCTTCACTCAGAGCATTTGCATTTACATTTAAACTATCACCACGAAGCGAAAAAGAAGCAAAAATAGTTCGCAGTATTATACGTTTTTTCAAACAAGGAATGGCAGTTCAAAGAACTCAGAAAGATTTATTCTTAAAGGCTCCTCATCTTTTTAAACTTCAATATTTAAATAGACAAAATCCTCACGCTTTTTTACCAAAAATAAAGCTCTGCGCTTTGTTAGATTGTAGCATTGATTACACACCAGAAGGAAACTATGCAACTTTTGTAGACTCTTCGATGGTTTCTTATGAAATGTCTTTAACATTCAATGAACTTGATCCAGTATTTAACGATGAATATGGAAACGCACAAGGCACAGAAGAAGACACAAACATAGGATACTAACATGGCAAGACCTTACTTTCGCAACCTACCAGATTTTGAATATGTTAATCGCACAAGTGATGCGACTAATATATCAGATTACACAACTGTCAAAAATTTATTTAAGAAAGGAAAGTTAAGAGAAGATATTTTTCAAGACACAACTTTCTTTGAGAAGTATCAAATCAAAGGAGATGATCGTCCTGATAATGTTGCGAATGAAGTTTATTCTGATCCAACTTTAGATTGGGTCATTTTACTTTCCAATAACATTATCAATATTCAATCAGAATGGCCAATGACTCAGGCAGGATTTGATGCGTATCTGTTAGATAAGTATGGTGATTATGACACTCTTTACAATGGCATTCATCATTACGAATCAAATGAGGTTAAGAATAGTCAAGGAATTGTTATTTTTCCAAAAGGAGTTCGTGTAAGTGCTGCTCAAAGTGTAAGTTACTATGATTACTTTAGTGATGAACAATTTACTATTGATAATATATCAACTCCCGTCACAAATTATGACTATGAAGATAAGTTAAACAATGACAAAAGAAATATTTTTATTCTGAAAGGAAGATATCTAAACGTCATCTTTGATGATTTAGAAGAAATGATGACATATAAAGAAGGTTCCACTCAGTATGTGAGTGAAACCTTGAAACGTGCAGATAATATTAGACTCTACGAATAATCAACTCTCAGCAAGTTTTTGGAAATAACTGAGAGCATCATCCTCATCTTCATCCACTTCTTTGTTAACAACAGGAAGTGAAGGAGACTTGGAGCGAGCATAAGATTGCTCAAGTTCTTCTACAACTTTTTCTTCTACAGAAGAGGTTTGCACATACCCTTCGTACTCATCTTCCTGCTCAAGCACATCGCGTGATTGTGCAGCAGCAGTCTTCTGCCCAAGGACATACTTGAGACGCTTTTCAAGATCATCATAAGACTTGAATTGATCAGGAGCAGTTACTGCAGACAGAGAGTATTCTTTCTTCCACAGTGCTTCCAGAGCGTCGTCATCATCCAGCAGAGGAGAAACACGATCAAACTCAGATTTGTCGTAGTTCCAATAACCGTCTTTCTTCACAATCTTCAGTTTGAAGTTTGCACCTTGCCAGAAGTCAAAAGGATTAATAGGAGTTTCATCCTCAAACTCAGGTTGCATTGCTTCCATAATC